CGAATTAGTATGATAAAAAATACTTTCGGTTGGATGCCGCATATTAATACAAAAAAGACACCAATCGATGAGTTTAGTGACGAGGATTGGGATATGTTTAACTCGTATGTTATTCACCGAGTATTAAGCATGAATCCCGATTACTTGGAACTAGTAAATGAGGTACAGACAATATTACCTCAAAATAAAAAAGAAATATACTCAATCTATAAAGAGTTTATACCTAAAAATAATAAGTGGAGTAAATACATAAAATCCACTACTAAAACAAAAAGTAAAGAACTCATCAGTTATTTAAAGGGTTATTGGGAATGTTCCAATAAGGAAGCACTAGAATATTATAATCTTTTGGATAAGAGTGAGATTGTTAGTATATTGAATAGTATAGGATTAAATAAAAAGGATATTAAACAACTATTGAAATGAAAGGCGAATTATTTACTATGTTAAGAACATCTGCTGAGGCAGATAAATCAAAAGCAATGCTTACACTAAATCTACTATCAGAACATCCTGCTGGAATAGGTGATCACTCCACTAAGGATTTTTATGAAAATGCTGAGGAAGCTTTAATGATGTTAGTAGATGCAGATGATAGATTGAAAGCGTTAAAAAAATATTTTAATATTAAATCAATATTATGAGTGATATATTAACATCTTACCACAAGAAATCATCTACACCTACAACTAAAAAATCTAATACTGATCCTTCACCTGCAGTACAGGAGTTTGAAACCGAGTATAGAGAGTTAGCTAATGAATTTAAAGCTATTATGGGTGAGATGTATGAATTATTTGCCGCCAAACATATGGATTACGGTTTGAATAATATTTCACTAGGTGGTGATATTCTTAATAGTAAAGAGGATAAAAAATTCTCACTCACTGGTTTAGCTATTAGATTAACTGATAAAATCTCACGTTTAAAGAATTTACTAATTAATGGTAAAAACTTTGTAAAAGGTGAGGGTATGGAAGATACATTTATTGATATAGCCAATTATGGCATCATAGGTCTACTTGTTGGAAGAAACAAGTGGAAAAAATAAAATACTGTGGCTAAAAAAATCCCAAAAATAATTAAGGAGATTTTAAAAAATCCTCCCCAAGAGATTAACTATGCATTTCAAAAGAATATTAGTTACTCTCAAATGAGTATATTTAGGGGATGTCCTCATAGATGGAAACTCCAATATAAAGATAAAATCAAAAGATTTACATCTAGTATTCATACTGTATTTGGTACAGCAATCCACGAAACTATGCAAGCCTATTTGGATGTAATGTATACTGAAACAGGAGCAGCTGCTGATAGATTGGATTTAGAAGATGACTTCCATTACCATTTTACTGAGGAATATAAAAAACAGTATAAAGCAAATAATAATCAACATTTTTCCTCTGCTGAGGAAATGAGAGAATTCTTTAATGATGGTATTGGTATTTTAAATTGGTTTAAAAAGAAAAAAAGTGCATACTTTTCTAAAAGAGGATGGCATTTAGTTGGATGTGAGATACCTATTACAGTAGCTCCTAATAAAATGTATAATAACGTATTATATTTAGGATATCTTGATGTAGTAATGTACCATGAACCAACTAATACTTTTAAAATCATGGATATTAAAACTAGTACTAGAGGTTGGAGAGAACAAGATAAAAATAATGAAGACAAACAATTTCAGTTATTATTGTACAAACAATTTTTTTCTGAACAATATAGTATTCCTTTAGATAGTATTGAAATAGAATTCTTTATATTAAAAAGAAAGGTATTAGATGCTGATGATGCTAAATTAATGTCTCCATATCAAGCACATAGGGTACAAAGATTTACTCCTCCAAGTGGTAAAATAAAATTGGGTAGAGCGACAAATGCTGTTAATAGTTTTATACAAGAATGTTTTAATTATGAAGGTAAAATAAAAGATACAACGTTTATTAAACAACCATCTAAATACACGTGTAATTTTTGTCCTTACAGTAAGGATAAAGAAAACTGTGGAGAAGGTATATATTGAATACCTTATATATATGTATAGTATATAAACATATACGAACTATATAAATTAAAATTATGAGCCAATTTAAAAAAGAAATGACTTTAACTTCGGTCAAGATCCAGAAGGATTTATTTCATGAATTCAAAATTTCTTGTGTTAAGAATAAGTTCAGTTTTCAAAAACTAGCTGAAAGGTGTATACATTCTTATTTACATGATGAGGATTTTAGAAGAAGTGTTACCAATATGAAGATTGAGTTTTAAATTAACAAATATATGAATAAAAGTTTTAAACATATTCCTAAAGAGCAAAGGAAAAAAATAATGCTCATATGTGATGACATTAGAGTTCATAGTGGGGTAGCTACAGTAGCTAAAGAAATAGTTGTTGGTACTTGTCATCACTTTAACTGGGTTAATGTCGCTGGAGCAATTAAACACCCTGAACAAGGTAAAAGAATTGATCTCAGTGCAGCAACTAGTAAAGAAGCAAATATAGAAGATGCATCTGTATTTTCATACCCAGTAAATGGATATGGTGATTCAATGCACTTACAACAATTATTAGCTATTGAAAATCCTGATGCAATAATGTTGATTACTGATCCTAGATATTTTCAACACATATTCAATATGGAAGATACTATTAGACAAAAATGTCCTATAGCTTATCTTAATATTTGGGATGATTATCCAGCTCCAAGATATAATCAACCATATTATGAAGCATGTGATTTATTAATGGGCATATCAAAACAAACTGTTAATATTAATAAACTAGTATTAGCTGATTGTGATAATAGTAAAAGAGTATTTAAATATGTACCTCATGGTTTAAATCATAACCAATTTTTTCCAATAGGTAAAGATCATGAACATTATCAAGAGTTTATTGATTTTAGAAAAAAGTTATTTAATAATAAAGAAGTAAACTTTACTATGTTCTTTAACTCTAGAAACATTAGGAGAAAACAAATACCTGATGCTATGCTTGCTTTTAGATCATTCTTAGATTCACTTCCACGTGAAGAGGCCTTAAAATGTAGATTTGTTTTACATACTGAAATGGTATCTGATCATGGAACTGATTTGAATAAAGTAAAAGAATATCTATTTGGTGAAGATTATGATGATGTAATAGTATTTTCAAATTCTAAAATAGATAGAAAAGGCTTAAACTTCCTATATAATACAGCAGATGTTCAAATATTATTAACTTCAAATGAAGGATGGGGATTAACATTAACTGAAGCTATATTATCAGGAACACCTATTATTGCTAATACAACAGGTGGAATGCAAGATCAAATGAGATTTGAGGATAATAAAGGTAAATGGTTTGAACCTGATGCTGATATTCCTTCTAATCATAAAAAGACATTTACTAAACATGGTGAATGGGCATTTCCAGTATACCCTACTTCTAGATCGATTCAAGGTTCACCTCCCACACCTTACATTTATGATGATAGATGTTCTTGGGAAGATGCTTGTGATAGAATAAAAGAAGTATATTCTTTATCTAATGAAGAACGTAAAGCTAGAGGATTAAAAGGTAGAGAGTGGGCTATAGGTAATGAAGCAGGTTTTACTGCTGAAAACCAAGGTCAAAGAGTAATAGAGGCATTTGAAGAGTTATTTGAAATATGGGAACCTAGAGACAAATACGAAATAGTAAATGCTACTGAATATAAAGGTAAATTTTTAAATCATAAAATAGTATACTAAAATGAGTAAACCAGTTTTTGTAATATCATCACCATTTGATACCTATTCAGGATATGGTGCACGTAGTCGTGATTTAATTAAGGTTCTTATTGAACTCGACAAATATGACGTAAAATTATTACCACAACGATGGGGTGATACACCATTAGATTTCTGTAAAGATCATGCTGAATGGGAATATTTACTTAAGTATTCTATCCCAATGCCTTTAAGGTCTAAACCTGATATTTGGATGCAAATTACTATACCACCAGAATATCAAGCTGTAGGTAAATATAATATAGGATGTACAGCAGGTATTGAAAGTACAGGTTGTGATGGAGGTTGGATTGATGGTATGAATCGTATGGATATGAACTTTGTTTCTTCAAACCATAGTAAAGAGATATTTACTAATGCTAAGTTTGAAAAAAAGGATAAAAATACCCAACAAAATCTTGGTATATTAGAACTAACTAAACCTATAGAGGTAATATTTGAAGGAGTTGATACTAATGTTTATAAACATCTCCCAAGTAAAGATATTACCCTTGATTTAAAACAAATCAAAGAATCATTTTGTTTTCTATTTGTAGGACATTGGATGAATGGTGATATAGGACATGATAGAAAAAATGTTGGATTAATGATTAAATATTTCTTTGATGCCTTTAAAGGTAAAAAGAATAGTCCTGCTTTAATACTAAAAGTATCTAACGGTAGAAATAGCTATATGAGTAGAGAGATAATATTAGATAGAATATTAGCTATTAAAAAACATTATAAAGGTGTTACATTACCAAATGTATACATCTTAAATGGTGGATTAAGTGATGATGAGATGAATCAGTTATATAATCATCCTAAAGTTAAAGCTATGGTATCATTTACTAAAGGTGAAGGATATGGTAGACCATTAGCTGAGTTTGGTATGAGTAAAAAACCTATTATAGCTTCTGGATGGTCAGGACATAGAGATTTTTTAGTATCTGAAAATACTATATTATTACCTGGTAGCTTAGAAAATGTTCATGCTTCAGCTGCTAATAAATGGTTATTAAAGGAATCGAAATGGTTTCAAGTTAGTCCTAAACATGCTATTGGGGCATTTACTGATGTTCATAAAAAATATAAAACTTTTACTGAACGAAGTAGAAAACAATCCCACCACATTAAAACTAGTTTTAGTTGGGAAAATATGAAGGATTTAATTGAGAAAGTATTAAATAAAAATATACCTGATTTTCCTAAACAAATAGAATTAAAATTACCAGAATTAAAACTACCTAAATTAAAATAATATGCAGTACGATGAAATAATAGATTGTCCTAAAAGTGGTGGAGATCTATGTTATAGAGTAGAAATAACCAAAGATATAACAAACTATTTTAGTTTATCTTGTGGATTTATGACTAATAGTCTTATGACCTCTGGTAGTGAGTTTTTAGAGGAAACTAATATAGGTTTACCTGAGTTACATAAGGATATTGCTTGGACTGATCCTGATACAGGTTTAGTTTGGGTACCAAATACTATTAATAATCCTGATCAAGGGATGGTATTTGCTGATGGAACTAATAAAGATGAGTGGAGCTGGGCAGCAGTTAAATCTAAAAAAGTTGAAGATAGAAAAGAAGGTGACCCTGAGTATAAAATGGATATGAGTACTAAGAAAAACTTTAAAGAACGTGATTATATGGATGCCTTATCATTTATAGGTATACTACCAGATTAATATGAAAATTAGTTATGCTATAACCGTATGTAATGAGTTTCTTGAAATACAGAAACTTATTCCTATTCTTTTTAAAAATAAAGGGATGAAAGATAACATAGTTGTACTTTTTGACCAAAAAAATGGTTCTGAAGAGGTATCTAACTATTTAAGAACATTTTC